TTAGTACGGTACGTTAGCACTGGGCTAGGACAATCCCTAAGTAACTCAGGGCTTGGTAGTTCCCTAACCACTTCCAGTGTTTTACAGGCTGGCAGGCTCAGAATTAGGGGCACCAGAACGGCCCACAATCGCTTCCTGAACATCGGTTGGTACATCGGTGTCACTCCAAGTTTTATTTGCTCTGAGGGCCTGTGAGAGGGCTTCTTGAGCCTGAGCCAATAAAGCTCTCTGAGAGGCGTTTGCAGCCTCTCTGGCTACGAGGGCCTTCCGATCCTTCCGAATGCGCTCAGCGGCCCGATCTATGGCCTTCCCAAGGGCCTCATTGTGGGCCTCCAGTGCGGCGACCTGACCGGCCTGCCGTTTCACTGTGTAGCCTAGACCGGCAGAGAGTAGCACTAAGGCGAGGATGATACCTGCTAGTAGCTTAGTCATGTCTTGTAGTTCCCTTTAGAGCAGCCAGTCTCCCAGTGCTTACGCTCAGAAGCTCTGCGTACTACGAGGCCTGGAAGCTTCTTGCCCTTACCGTACACCCAACGATCAAACTGTGAGCCAGCGCCCCAGCAGTCGTTAGCATTGATCTTACGAAGCAATGTGCTGCTAGCAAAGTTGCCTTCACCGACATTGAACACAAAACTAACGAGGGCATCAAACTGGTTCTGCGTAAGAGGGGCCTTAACGAGGCGCTTAACAGCAGCCTCAGCGTGCTTAACATCCTGCTTGAGCAGTGCCTCACACTCAGCCATTGTCTTAACCTGACCCAGCTTGGCCGTCGTGGTGTGTCCCGCACATACCGTAACTACGCCAACTGGATCAGTGTAAGCGGGGAGTGATACCCCCTCATAGCCGATAAGGGCAACTGCCCCGCTAGCACTAAGCGCNAGCAGGCCAACTACGATCTTCTTCTTTAAGGAGGTCANCATGATTATNCGATACCGTTAGTCACAGCNGTAGCCGTGAAGGTTGCGAGGTCATTGCCAGCATCNTCCTGAACAACNGAGCCNNTACCGGGCTTAGTGTAAGCCACAGTNAGAGCACCAGCCACGAAGGCGGTAGCAAAGTCNAGGTACACACGGTTCTCTTCAATAGTAACCTTGCTAACTGTCTTGACCTGCGTAGCAGTAACAAAGGCTGTAGTCACAGGGATGCTGAACTCGTCCAGACCCTCAGTGAAAGTGAGCACGATACGCTTGGGGTTAGCAGCAGCAATGACTGCACTAACCAGTGTAGGCACAACAGTGTCAACGAAGCCAGCTACCGCAGTAGAGCAGGCATCGAAGAAGGTCTTGAGTGCATTAGCCGTAGAGGTCTTGCCACCGGACATACCAGCAGTGATTTCAACAGCAGAGATAGCCTTAGCTGCTTCTATACGGACACGGATGCCATTAGACAAGAGGCCGGGGGATGGGAGAGTTTCAACACGCATAGCGTTTCCTTAGTTTGGCGGCAGTTACCTGCGGCGCTTGAGCATACTAGCCCTACGGGGTGCAGAGTTTAAGTAGCGGTGATACCCTAACGGGTCTGATATAGCCTCGGCGTGAGCCTTAGCTGCCATTGCTGCTAGCTTCTTAGTCTGATCTAGTGCAAGCTCTTCTGTGAAGTGCCTGACCAAACCCTCAACTGCGTCAACCCGGTCATCGTGCAACAATGCGTTGCGCGTGAGGGTCATCTTAGCTAGTTGATAGAAGAAGCTATACGAGAGTCGTAACTGTGGTGCATATACTGAGCTTGTTTCCAAGTCCTCTCGTATGCAGTCCTCTGTCACTATGAGTGAGCCTCGGCCTATGACAGGCTCAAGGGTGTTGATGATACGTGCTTCTTTATTACCGTGCACAAGATCATCTGCAATGCCGCAAGCTGGCAGCACCTTCTTCAAGATTGGGGTAAACACGGCACGGAATGCACCGAAGCCCATGTTCTTCTCAATCTTTGCGACCATAGGCCCAGCACTGTACTCAGCCCAGGGCTTTAGCTTCTCAGCTAGCAGCCTCAGCTTGTCTTCCTCATATCCGCCACGAATACCGCCCACTGAGAGCAGAACGACGTTGCCATTTAGGAAGCCACCGATAGCATATGCCGTTTCGTCAGCATTAGCACCACCACCAGCAGGGTCGATGTAGGCAACGATCTGCTGTAGCTTAGCTACCTCTTTGCTGATGTCGTGCGGCTGGCTAATCTTAAAGCCAAACTCATGACAGTGATAGTCCTTGAGCTTGTCAGAGGTCATGCCCCTAACTACAGCCAATGGGAAGTTAGACCCAGCATTGTTGAGCACGACCATGCGCTCGGTCTTCAAGGGGAACTTGAGCGAGTCCATCAACGCAGTGTTCAGCATGTGCTGTAACTGGAAGTAGGCGGTGCCCTGATCGCGCTCTTTCTTCTGCAAGCCTGATTCATCTAGGCCGGGGAGTATGCCGTCGATAGGCACACCCTGATCGCCTAGCATACCACCACCACTACAAAGCGATGGGTCAGCAGCCATGCGGCTAGCCAATAGCGGAGACAGCGCATTGCCATAGTGGGCACGCTGCTCTTGAGTCGGGTATCTACCCGGCCAGATTCGCACAGCAACACCGCGACCCGGCAAACTATTGTAGATAGACTCCATTGTTTGTGGAGTACCCAGCCAAATAATGCGCCCGTTCTGATTGATCGAGGTAAAGTCTTTGGTCAGGTGCAGCAGCTTAGCCCGTTGTGTTGGCGTAGCTGAGTTCTTGGATGACTCAATATCATCAGGGATAAGCAAGTCAGCACGGCGACCCTGCAAGTTAGCATCAATGCCAACGCAGTCCACAGAGGCAGACTTGTCGATACCCTTCAGGCTGTGGTGAATATCGAAGCCCTCAACGGACGTTCTATCGCCAGCAGACTTATCAGGACGTAAGCACTCAAGTACGTCCATGTTCAGGATAATCCGAACAATCAGGGTACTGATATCTGATGCTTGCTTACCGCCAGCAGAGATAATCAATACCCGACCAGCGGGGTTATGCAGTAGATACCACACAGCAAAGGCTGCTGCAATAGTAGTCTTAGCCTGAGAGCGCTGAGCCTGCACCATAAGGTACTGTGGCCCATACGCAATGTAGCCTGCAATATCAATCTGGATTTCAGAGGTAGTGAAACCCAGTTCATCCATCACATCAACTAGGAACGGGACAAAGGTAGCATAGTGCTGTTGCACCAGCGCCAGCCTGTCCCACCTAGCCGACGCATGGTCTAGGGTTTCGCGTGCTCTCATTGGAGACGCGCCCCAACAGAGTTAGCGTACTGGTCAGCAGCCTCATCGAGTGCTGACTGGCTGATAGCAGCACGACCTTTACGGCGTGCAGCAAGAGCCTTGCTAAGATTGGTAAGCTCTGCGTTCTCAGACGGGTCGCAAGAGATATTGTTGTTCTTCAAGAAGGCAACGGCGGCACCGATCATAGACGCTGAGCGTACTACGCGGGTGCCTTCATCATCCTTAACAACAATGCCCTTTACTTCTTGGGTAAGGGCTATGGCTAGCTCCTTGTGGAGTACGCCAAGGGCTTCCTCAGTTGCTGCCATTTTCGTCCTTTAAGGGTCTATACCACTTATCGCGCAGCAGAAAGAAAAGCTGCAACAGGGTATAGATGATGGTTAGAATTAGAACCCAGTCTGCAAGACCAACCCCGAACAGGGTAAGACCGCCTACCGTGATTGTAGGTGAAGCTTTGGTAAGCTCTATGGAAAGTTCGTGGTTGGGCTGAGACATAGTTAGTTCATGATAGTAGTGCCTTGGCCTCAGCTATGCTGATTCCCAAGTCGTAGTTAGTTGACAACCAGCGTGCGCAGTTGTCCAGCAAGGCTGGGTTAACGGCTAGCTGGGCACGGTACGCCTCTACCTCGTAGCCCTTGCGTGCCTCCTTACTAAATAAGTAAGCAAGGCCGAACAGAGGATTACGAGAGAACTGCTTGCGGTGTACAGCCTCATGAGCATGTAGCGACAAGTCATTCTTGTACTTAGGCCGGATCAGTGTGATAGGCCCGATAGTGTAGCCACCGAAACGGGATGGCATTAAGTCAGTGTAGATAATCATTATGCGTCCGCGTAGATGGTGCAGGCTCTGCTAATCTCGGCTAGCGTAGTTGCATTTCTTATATATACGGTTCCGGTAAAACTACCAGAGCCGCCATCTACATCACCAACTTTAGCAGTCTTGATAGTATCTAGACTTACCCAACCAGTATCTATAGCTGATGTGCCGTAGGCTACGCCAAATATATTGGCCGTTGTTACCACGTTACCAACCATCTTTATTTCGTAGCTAGCGCCGATGCCAACAGTAGCAGGAGTAAACCATGCCGTTGGGGAGCCTGTAGCAATATAGCCGTGGATATTGCCTGCGTAGGTTATAGTCCCAGTTGTGTTAAAGAACACATAAGCGTCACCGCCCTCACCATCACTAGAGTTCTGGACGTATATTGTATTTGCAGTGTCGAACCCAAATACGCTGCTACTCTTACCATAGCCATCAGTAAGGCTTATAGACCCACTTGGCTTTCCAAACAGTGTACGCACAGCGGTGTCGTTAAGGCTAATAGGATTACCGATGGGCAATCCGAGTTCCACATTAACATCACGTAGCGATATAGCTCCTGATGCTGGTAGTGTCATGCTACCGCCCCCACGCCCACGTTAAGGAGCGCATTAAGCGTGCCATCAGAAGCAAGGCGAAACTTATTAACCCCGCCATACTTAAAGTATAGGTAGCCACCGGCCTCTTCTAGTGTCCAGTTGGTCGTCACTACCTTAGCAGCAGAACCTGTAACTGAGCCCACAATGGGGCTACTGAATGTCTTGGTGCCACCAATAGTCTGATTAGTTGTCTTGTCAACAAGGTTAGCTGTATTGAGTGATGCAGCATATGCAGCAGCATCAATAGCACTAGCCTCAGCAGCCTGCTCAGAGAGCA